AGACCATGCTGCGACTCCTGGTCTTCCAGAGCTGGTCTCCCAGCTCTCCCGGCGCTTCGAAGATCACTCTGAGGAGCTTCCGCCCCTCGTCCTCCAGCTCTCCCCACAGCTTCTCGATCCAACCACTCCCCCGATCCCTGGCCCACACATGCTCCCTCACCGGAGCGGGCTCTCCTTCCTCGACCTCCTCAGAGAACACCGCCGCTCTCCTCTTGCCCCGCTTCCTCGTCCACTCCGCCAGGTACCAGTAGACCTCATGGTAGATCCACGTGATCTCTGCCCCCAGTCGAGGATCGTACTCATCCCACCGCTCGCAGAGAACCTCTGCCAGCTGGCTCTCCGCTTCCTCGATCAACTCCGGTCGAGGGATCCCCGACTTCGCAGAGAAGCTCTCGGCCAACCACCACATCATGGGCCGATACTTCTCGAACGCTTGACTGATCCGCTGATTCCGCTGATCTCTCCGCACAGGTCATTCCCCCACTTGCGTTTTATCTAGATCAATCCCAGGCCTCCCAGAATACCCCCTGCCTCGGGAACGAATCAATACCAAGATTCCCACTCCCATTCCCGAATGGAGCGATTCCCCTCCTTTCGCCAGTCAAGGCGATCCTAGCTCCTCCTCTTGAGCAGCCAGGATTGACCCCCGATACTCCAGGACATGACTGAGAAAGAGTTTGCCGCAGAGGTGGTGGAGTCCAGGAAGAAGCTCATGCTCCACGCCCGCAAGTTCAGGAAGCCCGACAGCCCTCGCGGCACAGGGGTACGAAGGAAGGTCACCCCCGCACGGATCATGAAGGCGATCCCAGGCTCCGCAGGGATCGTGAGCGTCATCTCCAAGCGACTGGGCTGTGATCGGAGTACCCTTCACTGGAAGCTGAAGCACAACACGGGCCCTGACTGGGACGCCGTCCGCGAAGCACTCAGGGTGGAGAGGGATACGATCCTCGATGAGGCAGAGGAGTCCATTCACTACTGCATCAAGCAGAGGAAGGATAAGGCGGTTTCGTCTCTCAATGCTCGCTGGGTCCTGGAGAAGAAGGGAGCCCATCGGGGATACCAAAACAAAAGTGAGATCACCCTGCAGGGAGGAGATCGCCCGATCAAGCTCCAGAGTACCATCGTGGACATCTCCAAGCTCCCGCTGTCCCTCCGCAAGCAGATTCTAGAGTCACTGGAAAGCGATTCGTCAGGAGTCACTCAGGAGTCACCCGACTCCGATGGTGAGTCAACTGTCACCAACTCCGGTAGGAGTAAGAAGAAGTGATCGATCAGAGGCAGAGGAAGGATCGCCAGCAGGCGGTTCGTACGATCATGACGTTCCATTCGGAGCTGGTCCGCCTGGGGCTCATGTCTCCTCAGTCCACCCTCTCACCCAGGGGAGCCCTGGAGTGGCTGAAGGACGAGCGGGTCAGGGTCTTTCAGGACGCCAAGCGAGACATCCGCAAGGCCGTGGAGCTCCTCACGTGATCTCAGGGACTGACTGGGACCTGGTCTTGTTCACGGTGACCTGCTTCTTGCTGGGGGCTCTGGGAATCCTCCTGCTCTGGGCAGGGCAGAAGCTAGGGGAGTAGTCATGGGTAGGCCGAGGAAGGACAGGAGGGGGCACTGCAGGGTGGAGGGGTGCGGAAGGCTGACCGACCCCCCACCCCCTGGGTATGGGCCCAACGACTACTGTCGGAAGTGCCGGCTGGAGGTCGAGGCCCGACAGGAGGAGGTCCGGGCCAACCGAGTCCAGGGTCCTGGAGGAGGTCACCACAAGACTCTGAGGGTGGACCAGGCTGGACCCCGGCGATCCCAAGAGGAGGAGCGTGACCTGGTTCCCCGGTATCGGCTAGGGCTCCCACTGAGGAGGAAGGCCCAGCTGTGGTGAAGATCGTTCGGGCCCTACCGTCGCTCAGCCTGAACGTACTGGAGCTGGAGGCGTCAGTCTGCCGGGACGACTTCTATGAGTTCGTCCGGCGCTTCTGGCATGAGGTCCCAGGGAACGGTGAGCCCATCTGGAACTGGCACATCGAGATCATGTGCCGAGAGCTTCAGGAAGCCGCCGAGCGGGTCTTTCGCAGGGAACCGAAGAAGTGGGATATCGTCATCAACGTCCCTCCTGGTACTTCGAAGTCCACAGTCTGCTCGGTCATGTTCCCCGCCTGGGTCTGGACTCGGATGCCCCAGGCTCGAACCATCTGCGCCAGCTACTCCCACATCCTCGCCCTGGACCTCTCCCGCAAGTGCCGGGACATCATCCAAGGGGACAAGTGGAGGAGCCTGTTTGGGGAGATCGAGCTGCGAGAGGACCAGAACACCAAGGGCTACTTCCTGAATCAGCATGGTGGTTTCCGGTTCTCCGTGGGTACCGACGGTTCGGTCACTGGGTACCATGGGGACTTCATCATCGTGGACGATCCGATCAACCCGAAGAACGCCCTGAGTGAGCCGGAGCGACTAACTGCTAACCGGTTCATCTCGGAGACCCTCTCCCAGCGCAAGACAAACAAGGCCGTGACCCTGACCACGCTCATCATGCAGCGACTCCACCAGGAGGATCCCACCGCCCTTCTGCTGGAGAAGGCCTCCAGGGGGAGTCCCATTCGCCACATCAATCTACCGGCGAAGATCGGTCCAGACAACCGGAAGGAAGTCCGGCCCAGGTTGCTGGTCTCCCGATACCACCCCTCTGGTCTGCTCGATCCAGTCCGCCTCAATCAGCGGGTGCTGGACGATGCCAAGGTCGAGCTGGGTGAGTTCGGGTATGCCGGCCAGATGCTCCAGCGCCCCGTTCCCATCGGCGGTGGGATGTTCAAGGTGGAGCGGTTGGGTATCGATACCCCGCCCCCTCTCCTCCAGTTCAAGAGGCTGGTCCGCTTCTGGGACAAGGCCGCCACTCAGGACGGTGGGGCCTGGACCGCTGGGGTACTCATGGGGCTGGACTCCCAGGGCTCCTACTGGATCCTCGATGTGGTCCGCGGCCAATGGGATACCGCTCGCCGTGAGGCGATGATCCGGCTGACCGCTGAGAAGGATGGGAGGGTCGCGGAGATCGGCATTGAGCAGGAGCCAGGGTCGGGCGGTAAGGACTCCGCCATCGCCACCCTGAAGAACCTGGCTGGCTTCCGAGTGCGGATCGTCCGACCCACCGGGGATAAGGTCCTCCGTGCCGACCCCTTCAGCGTCCAGCTGAACGGTTCGAACGTCAGGGTGGTCCAAGAGGCCCCCTGGCTACCGGTCTACCTGAATGAGCTTCAGTACTTCCCCTTCAGCACGTACAAGGATCAAGTGGACGCCTCAAGTGGGGCGTTCAATCTGCTCACTCGACCCCGCAGCAAGTTGGGAGGCCTCTGGTGAAGAAGAATGGCAATGGCAAGGGCAAGGGGCCCACTGGCCTCTCGCTGAACGCTCTGAGGGAGGTGGTGGCGAATGTCTCCCTGATGCGGAGCGAGTGGCTCTCCCGCATCCTCGATCCACGCCGGGACATCGACGTGGAGTGTGGCTACCCGAAGGAGATCACCCCGAACCAGTACCGAGAGCTCTACGACCGCCAGGGCCTCGCTGCCAGGATCGTGGACATCTGGCCCGAGGAGTCCTGGTCGATGCATCCTGAGGTCTACGAGACCGAGGACGGGGACGAGACCGACTGGGAGGAGGAGTTCAAGGCGCTGGCGAAGCAGTTCTCGTTCTGGCAGCTGCTGGAGCTGGTCGACCGGCTCTCTGGAGTGGGTCGGTTCGGGGTGCTGGCCCTGGGGCTCGCCGATGGGCTCGATCCCTCCCAGCCCGTCGAGGGGGTCGACCTCAAGACCGGCAAGGGAAAGCCTGGAGGAACTGGGGACCCTGGGAAGCTACTCTACATCCGGGCTCTGGACGAGAGCTGCGTGAACATCCTCCAGCGGGAGAGCGACATCACCCACCCCCGCTACGGGAAGCCGCTGCTCTATCAGATCACGTTCAAGGACCACCAGGCGACCGATGGGTCGGTGGGGCTGCAGACCACCCTGACCTACCACTGGACCCGGGTGATCCACATTGCGGACAACCGGCAGACCAGCGAGGTCTACGGGGTGCCTCGGATGCAGGTCCCCTACAACCGCATCTACGACACCCACAAGATCCTCTCGGGGTCCGGTGAGATGTTCTGGCGGGGTGCTTTCCCTGGACTCGCGCTGGAGGCCACCCCCTCCGACCTCGGGGTGGAGATCGACGCCGACTCCCTGAAGACGCAGATGGAGTCCTACATGAACGGGCTTCAGCGATACCTCTCGATCACCGGAGGGTCGGTCAAGAGCCTCGCGCCTCAAGTCGCTCCCCCTGGCCCCTTCCTGGACGCACAGATCGACTACATCTGCATCACCCTGGGGGTGCCCAAGCGGATCTTCCTCGGGTCGGAGCGGGGCGAGTTGGCTTCCAGTCAGGACGCCCGGACTTGGAACAAGAGGGTGGCGAAGCGGCAGAACTCCTACCTGACCCCCATGGTCATCACCCCCTTCGTCGACCGGCTGATGGCGGTGGGGGCCCTCTCCTACGTGGGGGAGTTCTTCGTCCACTGGCCGGACCTCAACGCGGTGACCGACCAGGAGAAGGCCCAGGTAGCAGTCACCCGCACCCAGGCTCTCGCCCAGTACGTCTCCGGTTCGGTGGACCAGGTGATCCCACCGAAGGAGTACATGACCCTCATCATGGAAATGTCGCCGGAGGAGGTGGAGGAAGTACTGGATGCGGCGGAGGAGTACCAGGAGGAGGAGATCGCCGAGTACAAGGAGCGGGCGGTGGAGGATGCCGAGCTCAGGAAGGCGAGCGGGCAGGAGGACGAGGAGGAGACCGCCCCTCCGCTCGCTGAGAACCTCCAGGCTCGACCCAAGCGCAGGGGCTAGGGATTCCCCCGACCCCCTGAGTTTGGAGACCGGAGAGAGGTTCCCATGCTGGTCAGCAATCGAGTACTCCAAGCCGACCCCACCAGGACCGGCCTGCTACGTCGCCAGCTCAGCACCGAGATGCGGCGGCGCATGATCGAGCTGAGCCGAGAGGTCACCCGGCTCCTGGTGGACGAGGACATCCTCGGCCTGGAGCCGGCACCCAGGTTCGATCCCCTGAAGAACCGCCAGGACTGGCGCTTCCTCCAGGACGATGCGAAGGTGACCCAGTTCCGGCGCTGGTTCGCGAAGCAGGTCGAGGACAAGGTACTCTCCACCGACTCCAAAGGGAAGCCGTGGATGGCGAAGTACGTCGACTCTGCCTACCGCAAGGGAGCGACCAGGGCCTTCCTCGACTCCAGAGGGAAGGAGCTGAAGAAGTCACAGGAGTTCTGGGAGGGTACCAAGGAGCAGTTCCTCCGGTCGATCTTCAGTCAGCCGGAGAGGGTCTCCAAGGTCGAGTTGCTGGCGACCCGAGCATTCGAGGAGCTGCGAGGGGTCACTGCCTCGATGGGCTCCCAGATGAACCGCATCCTGGCAGGGGGTATGGCCCAGGGGAAGAGTCCTGTGCAGATCGCCAGGGAGATGAGTGCGAAGATCGACTCCCTCACCAAGAGCAGGGCTCTGACGATCGCGAGGACTGAGATCATCCACGCCCACGCTGAGGGGCAACTGGACTCCTTCCAGGAACTCGGCGAGGAGGTGGAGGTCTACGCCGAATGGTCCACCGCTGGCGACGATCGGGTCTGCCGACAGTGCTCCGAGCTGGAGGGTACAGTCTTCACCGTGAAGGAGGCTCGGGGACAGATCCCACGGCACCCCAACTGCCGTTGCGCGTGGATCCCGGCGTCTCGGAAGGACCTGCGGCGCTCCAAGAAGCGGGTTCGAGCCCCCTCGGCACCGGAGGGCCCCCAGGGAACTGGACCCAAGGCGATCGTGAGGGAGGCGCTGATCGCCGGCAAGAGCGACCAGGAGATCTTCGAGCTCCTCCAGACCCACTACGCGAAGGAGATGGGCAAGGACCAGGCCACCGATGAGTTCGTCTGGCGCAAGGTCAAGATGTGGAAGCCGGTAGTGAAGCGGGAGCTGAAGAAGGCAGGGGAGACCGGCAAGAAGCCCGATGGGACTGGTAAGAAGCAGACTGGGACACTCCCTGACCCCATGAAGGTCGGCCCGAAGGAGACCCTTCGCTTCATCCAGCGGACTGGGGGCTTCAGCGAGGAAGAGGTCTTCCAGCATCTGAAGCCCTACTACGAGTCCAAGGGAATCACCGACGAGGACTTCATTCGGAAGCGAATCAAGGGACTTGCCTCCACCGTTCGTAGGGAGATGAAGGATCAGAAGGAGCAGCAGAAGAAGCCGAACCTCCCGCCGAAGCCGAAGCAGAAGGAGAAGGTGCAGGAGCTCTTCAAGGACCTGCTGACCTCGGGGTCCACCGAGGAGCAGGTCCTCCAGGCCTTCAAGGACCACTACGCCACCAAGGGGATCACCGACGAGGCTTGGATCAAGAAGCGGATTGACACCTACCTGCCGATCGTTCGGAGGGAGCTGAAGAAGGCTGGGGTGACCATGCCCTCTTGGGTCACCGACAGGAGGAAGAAGGTAGTCCCAGTCCAGCAACCCAAGGTGGTGGGGCCGGTGACCCCCGTGGCTCCTGGGCCTGGGAAGGAGTGGACCGGCGATCAGCTCGTTCGGCACATCGAGCTGGGAGGAGGCTTCCAGCCTGGGGTGATGAAGAGCATCCGAAGCCACCGGGAGAGGGAGGAGGCTGCTCAGGAGCTGGCCATTCGCTTCCAGGCCCGCGCACAGAAGTGGATCGACTCCGACCCAGTGCTGAAGAAGCTGTGGGAGGACTTCATCTCTAAGAGACCGGTGGATCGCTATGGTTCGTATGGGGACCTGGCGGGAGAGATGACTCGGAGGATGGCGAAGGATGGGTACCTCGCCATTCCAGCAAAGGAGCGGGACGCCCGCCGGCAGAGTTGGATCGATGGCATGCTTAGTAAGCTGTCCCATGGAAAGGAGACTGGGAGCTACCAGCATAAGGTGGATCCTAAGACCCCCATCCCGGACGACAAGAAGAAGCAGATTGGGGTCATGTTGGGTAGGATCTTCGATGTCTGGGGACCTCTCGTAGAGAAGTCCGGGCAGCGCTTCGATGAGCTGCTGCTCATCAAGGGACGGGCGTACGCTCACGACTACGGCTCCCAGCCCAGGGTGACCTTCTCGGACTCCAGAGTTCTGGTCCATGAGCTTGCTCATACGGTGGACCACTACATCAACTCCGCTCGGACCACGGTCAAGGGGAAGCTCAGCAGCGAGAGTCTTGGGAATGATGTGGACTCCTACTGGTCCCATCGCATCAAGCAGAAGGACCCCAAGCCCGAGAAGTGGCTGGGCAGAGGCTACGACCGTAGCGAGGTCTCCAAGCCCGACGAATGGGCGAGCGCCTACATGGGCAAGATCTACTCCCAGTCCAGTACCGAGGTCGTCTCAATGTTCGCACAGAGTTTCGAGGACGATAGTCGAGCCTACGAGTGGGCGGACCAGCTCCAGAGGGATCCCAAGACTCTGCTGGAATACATCGGCTGGCATCAGTCAGTCATTCAGGGCGAGGTTGAGCTCAGAGAGGGTACCCCCTCAAGGACGTAAGATGCCCACAGCGAACTTGATCGCGAGTGATGGTTACGTGGAGCAGGTCTTCCCGGTGACATGGGACCTCCACCCAGATGAGGACGCCATCATCGATCTCGACCAGGTATTCGAGAAGCGCTGGAAGGAGGTGGAGGCCTACCTCGCGGAGTTCTCAGCGATTCACCCATACCCGAGCTACCCGATCTCAGTCACCCCGGACAAGCTGGCCAACTCAGCGAGCGGCTTCTACGCGGTGGCTTCACGCATCTGGCGGGACGTCCGCTGGAGCAGATGGCCCTACTCGGAGGAGTTCCCCGAGGAAGACCTGGTCCC